CTGGACGTGCTGGCGACGGCGATGAGGTCGGGTCATCCGGGGGAAGTGAGAGTCGATGGATACGATTAAAAAAGGAACGGTCATTGATGGCGATCAGCTGACGCCGTCGGACATCTTTCGGCCGGGGGATGTCGCGCTGGACAATCAGCGCCGGCGCCTGCAGGTGTGGCCGGGTGGCGAGCGGATGTCGGACGATCTGGCGAAGAAGACCGGCGTGCCGCGGCCGGCGCGTAAGCCCTATCCCTGATGCTGGCGCTTACCGGCTTGTCACCGACGCGCAGGCTGCGGCAGGATTTTTGTCTTGACGGCTGGAAGTCTCGGGGCTTTGCGCCCAAGGTTGTCGCGGGAAATACTCGGCCTGACATAGAGGCGCTGATGGATCGGGCGCGCGGTCGGTGCGCCGTCATCGTCAACGCCGACATTGAGATGCGGATCAATGCGCCGGAGCTGAAGGCGCTGATGGGACAGGCCGAACCGAGCGGGATTTTTTGGTTTCGGCGGATCAACCATGCTCCGGGAGACGCGATCGGGCGTCCTGAGGAGTGGGGGATCGATATTTTTGTTTCAGACTGTTGGCCTAATCTTGGGGATTCCGGGGGGCTCCGGCTCGGGGCGCCGTGGTGGGACTATTGGCTGCCGGTGGCGGCGATCAAGCACGGCATCCCGCTCTATACGGTGACCGATCAGCAATGGTTTTGGCACGAGGATCACGATGACCGCTGGTCCGAATGGGATTGGCTGCAGACCGGGATCGAGACGGTGCGGCTGCATGAGTTGATGCGTCCGGGAGCGGTCAGCTGGACGGCGCTGGACTGCTTGGCTCGGGAATTATGCGGCCGCGTCTTTCCGGCGCACACTACGGTCATGAGGCCATGAAGATCCAGAATTGGATCACGGATCGGTTTTTGTCTCTTCCTTCGCGGCTATTTTTTGAGATTGGGGCCAATGACGGGCGTGACACGACCTGGCTGGCGAGACCCGTCAGCAGAACGCTGCACGCGTTCGAGCCCGACCGCCGGTTCCATGGGCCGCCGATAGAGCTGTCTAGCTGGGATAATCTTATCTGGAATGAGTGCGCGGTCGGCGCCGACAACGGCGAGATGTTGTTTTACCCCAGCGTCGGCTACACCGAGTCCGGCTCGATCCGCGCGCCGACCGGGCACCTGGAGCTGCATCCGTATATTGAGTTCGGCGAGCCTTACCCGGTGCGGGTCATCACGCTTGACGAGTACTGCGCACGCAACCGGATTGCCGAAATCGACTTTATCTGGGCCGACATGCAGGGCGCCGAGGGCGACATGATCCTCGGCGGCCAAGAGGCGCTGAGAAACACGCGTTACCTTTATATGGAAATCATGCCCGAAATCGGGCCGCTCTATGACGGGCAGATGAGCCTGGCGGGCTGCTTGGCGGCGCTGCCGGGGCGCTGGCGGATCATCGAGCAGTGGCCCGATGATGTTTTGGTCGAGAATTTAGCGCTAACGGAACGCGATGGCGCAAGATCCTGATCGTCCTCTAGATGACGGCCGCGTGCGGATGCCGCGGGTTGATTCGGCGATGAACCGGGTGGCTCCCTCTGCCGGCCCTGGCGGCCGCGGTACCAAGGACGACGACAAGCCGGTGGCGCTGCGTCAGGGTAGCGGGCGGCGGGTCCGCGGCGTGGCAGAAAAGCAGGCCGAGATCGTAAAGCGCCGCAAGCGGTATGATTTGTGCACCAAGGCCAATCAGGAGACCCGTAAGGACGAGCTGGACGATCTGAAGTTTTTTGCCGGCGAGCAGTGGCCCAGCCACACCTTGATCGAGCGCACCGATCAGCGCCGCCCCTGTCTGACGATCAACAAAGTCCCGACCTTTGTCCATCAGGTCACGAACGAGGAGCGGATGAACCGCCCGGCGATCGGGTTTAGTCCGATCGGCGACAAGGGCGATCCCGATGTTGCTCGGATGCTGGCCGGGGTTGTGCGCTATTGGGAGCGCGAGTGTCAGGCCGAGATCGCTTATGACTGGGGTTTTGAGAGCACCGTCAAGATCGGCGAGGGCTACTGGCGGACGGTGACCTGTTACGCCGAGCCCGACAGTTTTCAGCAAACCGTCGCCGTCCAGCGCATCCGCAACACCTTTACGGTTTACCTCGATCCCGCCCACCAAGACCCGACCGGGGCCGATGCGAAGTACGCATTTATCACCGACATGGTGCCGCGCGAGGAATTCAAAGCGCTGTGGCCAGACGCTGACCCGATGAATTGGCAGCAGGGCGGGCCGGGCGACGGTTTGAAGGACTGGATCACTCAAGACCGGGTACGGATCGCCGAATATTTTTCGATCGAGTATGACGAGCGCCAGCTGGTTCATCTCGCAAACGGCCATGTCGGCTACGAGGACGAGCTTGACGAAGGGGCGCGGCGGCTGGAGGTGATCAATCGCCGCACAGCACACGTGCCGAAAGTGATCTGGTCGAAGATGTCGGGCGTCGAGATCCTCGAGGAGGAGGATTGGCTCGGCACCACGATCCCGATCGTCAAGGTGATCGGGGACGAGATCGACATCGAGGGCAAGGTTAAGTACGCCGGGATCATTCGCTTCGCGAAAGACGCGCAGCGCAGCTACAACTACGCGGTTTCGGCTGAAACCGAGATTATTGCACTGCAACCGAAGGCCCCGTATGTCGGGGTTGAGGGTCAATTCGAGGGCCATGAGGAGGAGTGGAAGCAGTCCAACGTCAAAAACATGCCGTATCTCGAATACAAGCAGACCGATCTTACCGGCCAGCCGGCCCCGCCGCCGCAGCGTCAGCCGTTCCCGACCCAGCCCTCGGCTTGGGCGGCGTTAAAGCAGGCGGCGGCGCAGGACATGAACGCGACGACCGGCATCAGGTTCGACGCGACATTGCAGGAAAAGACCTACGACGAAAGCGGGCGCGCGCTGCGCGAATTGCGCCGCGCCGGCGATGTCGGGTCGTTCCACTATACGGATAACTGCGCCCGCTCGTTACGCCGGCAGGGCGAGATTTTCCTAGAGTTGATCCCAAAGCTGCTCGACACCAAGCAGATCATTACGATTCTCCGCGAGAATGGCGACGAGGAGCAGGTCCAGGTCGACCCCGGCGCGCCGCAGGCTTATGGCGAAGGCCGCAACCCGGTGTCGCAGAAGGTAATGAAAATCTTTAATCCCGGCATCGGCCGGTATGGCGTGACGGTGACGATCGGGCCGTCTTACGCGACAAAGCGGGTCGAGGCGGCCGAGAGCATGATGGATTTTGTCCGCGCCTTGCCGCAAGCCGGACAATTGGTAATGGACCTGATCGCCAAGAACCAGGATTGGCCCGACGCCGATCAGTTCGCAACGCGGCTCGCCAAGGCGTTGCCGCCGCAGGTGCTGAGCCCCGAGGTCAAGGACGTGCCGCCGCAGGTGCAGGCGATGCTGCAGCAATTGCAGCAGCAGATCCAGCAAATGACGGCCGAGCGCGCCGCGATGATGCAGCAATTGACCGATCAAAGCGCCGACCGGCAGCAACGGCAGGACAAGATCGATAAGGATTTTGAGGCTAAATTACTCGGAATTGTGCAGAAAGCTGAGGACTCGCACAACCAACAGGTGGCAACGGAGTTGAAAGCCTTGGCAGAAGGGGTCAATTTGTTACGCGAACAGCTGGCAACGCCGATGATGATGCCCGATGAACCGCGCTCAGAGGTTCACTAATGAGTGAACGTCAAGCTGACGTGCTGACGGGCCGGCCGGGGCCGGCATTGTCGGCGACGTCGGACGCGCCGGTAATCGACATTGCCGCGTCGATCCCCGTTGAGGGTGCTGTCGATCCGGTAGCGCCGGAAGTTCCGGCTCCGCAACCCACGGAACAGGGACCGGAGCCGGAGCTGCCGGAAGTTGCCGCCGAGGAGCAGGCGGCCGAGCCCGAGCCGGTAAAGCGGCGGGCGCAGACGCCAAACGAGAGAATTGCCGAGCAGCATCGCTATCGTCGTGAAGCCGAGAAGCGCGCCGACGAATTGGCGGGACGGCTGGCGAAGGCGCTTGAGACCGTCGAGCGGCTGACGACGGAGCGGGTTGCAGAACCCGCAACGCCGACGCCGCCACCGGTTCCCGATCGCCCGCACCGCGACGCCTTCGAGACGCCGGACGCGTACGAGGACGCGCTTCTCGAATGGTCGACGGCGCGCGCCACCCAGGCGGCGACGCAGGAATTTGAGCGCCGTGCCAGCGAGCGTGAGGAAGCGGCAAAGGCCGCGACGGCCGCGGCAGAGCAGCAGCGCCAGCAGGAGGCGATACAGGCCGAATGGCAGAAGAAGCGCGCTCAGGCGGTGACGCGGCACACCGATTACGCCGAAGTCGCGGAGCGTGCCGACCTGCCGATCACGATGGCGATGGCGCACGCCATCATGCAATCCGACGTCGGGCCGGAAATTGCCTACTGGCTCGGCGCGCACCCCGAGGAAGCGGCCCGGATATCCGGCTTTAGTGATAATCCGGTACGCACCGTTCTCGAAATCGGCCGCATCGAGGCGACGCTCGCTCAGCAGCCGCGGGTTGAGACCCCCAAGGCGCCGCCGCCGATCAACCCGCTGGTGCCGTCGAATGGCTCGGCTGTGGCGCGCGATATCAGCGAAATGACGACCGAAGAATACGCGGCCCACCGCGAAGAACAACTGTATGGCCGGCGTCGCGCCGGCTGGTCCGGGATGGGGCGCTCGTAGCGCCGTCCTAACGCGCCGTACGTTCGGGCGGATCGTAAACCGCCCATCCGTCGAGGGACCGTAACCCCGCCGTATCCGGTCGGCTAACGCCGGAGAAAGGAGCGGATTACCCCTCAACGGAGAATCTTTGTGGCAACAAACTCACTTCTCACCCCCTCGGTCATCAGCAACGAAACGCTGGTGATTCTTGCCAACAATCTGGTCGCGGCCGGTAAGGTCAATCGCCAGTTCGAGAACCAGTTCGTCAAGATCGGCACCACGCTTACGGTGCGCAAGCCGAACAAATTCACCGTGTCGTCGGGCCCCGGCCTGCAGATCCAGAACATTACCGAGCCGGCGACATCGATCACGATTTCCAACCAGAAGCACGTCGACTTTCTGTTCTCGTCGGCAGATTTGACGTTGGTGATCGAGGAGTTTTCCGAGCGTTATCTGAAGCCCGCCGCAGAACAGCTCGCCAATCAGGTCGACTACGACGTGCTGGCGAATTGGAGCCAGGTCTTCAACGAAGTCGGGACGCCCGGCACGACGCCGAACAACTTCTCGTTTCTGGCCCAGGTCGGCCAACGCATGGACGAGGGGGCCGTGCCGCAGGACGGACGCGTGCTGATCCTCAATCCGGCCGCAAACTGGGCGATGGCCTCCGCGCTATCGACGCTCTATGTCCGCTCAGTAGCGGAGCCGGCATTAAAGGGCTTCCTGGCCGCGATTGCCAATTTTGAAATCTATCTCGACCAGAACATCCAAGTGCAGACGGTCGGCGCCTATGCCGGGGCCGGCTACACGACGAACGCCGGCGAGACCGGATCGTCGATTGCGTCCTCGAACTGGACCGCATCCCCCGGCAACGCGCTCAATGCGGGCGATGTGATCACGTTTTATAACGTGCATTCGATCAACCCGCAAAACCGGCAATCAACCGGGCAATTGCAGAACTTTGTCCTGACCGCGGCGGCGGACCTGTCGAGCGGTGCTGCTAACCTGCAGATTTACCCGGCGATCACCACGAGCGGCGCCTACCAGACGGTTGACGCGGCGCCGATCAGCCACGCAACCATCACCGTCATCGGAACCGCCAGCACGGGTTACGCGCAGAATCTCGGCTTTGTCCGCGATGCGTTCGGCCTTGTGACGGTGCCGCTGGAGTTGCCCGACGGCGTCGACTTCAAGGCGCGGGAAATGTACAAAAACATCAGCCTGCGCATCGTCCGGCAATACGACATAAATAATGACGTGGTGCCGTGCCGGATCGATTGCCTCTACGGAACGGCAACGTTCTATCCCGAGCTGGCCGTAAGGCTCACCGGCTGATGTCTCAGATGGATTTGCCGGCGGATTTTCGGCCGCTCAATCCGTGGGGGCGGGCGATGCCGAAATCGCCTCGCCCCGACAAGCACGATCTCTACCAGCTGATCGTGTGGGATATCTCGCGGCGGCAAGAGGTGCGGGTCGGCCCGCAGATGGCGCAAGAGTTTGTCGAAGGCTTGGCCGCCGCGATGCGGGCCGAAATCGCCGCCGGCAGGGAACAGCGCTGGTCCGATCCGACGGTAGTGTGCACACAGAAAGGAAATTTGTGATGGCGGTAGTGACGGCGGCAACAATTGCTCTCGATAAAACGACCCAGCAGGTCGACGCCGGAGACCCGACCGGCTC